TTCCTGATAACAAATGTGGAATTGTGAAAGAACCCATATCAATACAATGTTCTGGTGATTCATATCTTGATAAGTCACATAAAGATGGTACAACACTCTTAAAAGATGGTGATATAACATATGAAATCTGAAGAGATAGTATTACTTCATGCATATCTTTCTACTGATGATAGAAAGGAAATTTGTCATAATTTTATAAAACAATTTAAAGAATTTGGATATGATGTAATTATTACAAGTCATTTACCATTAGATAAAGATACACAAGAATTGGTTGATTATGCAATTTATGATAAAGATAATACTTTAATTAATGATATATCGTTAAAAGGATATATTACACATTATGCTCCAAGATTTAATATTTCAAGTAGAGAATTTTTTAAAAATAGTACAATTTTAGCAGTATATAGGTTATTATTAGCAGGTGCTTCATATGCAAAATTATTAAATAAAAAAATTATACATTTGTTTGATTATGATGGTTTTTTACCTACTGATGAAGAGTTGGTAGAAAATAGTTTAATAATTAGAAATGGTCAGCAGGCAGTATTGTATGAACGTGAAAAACAAAATATGTGCATACCTGATGGTAATAGAATGGGCGGTGTTAAGTTAAGACATTGGCAGATAATGACTTTAATAATGTCTTGTGATGTAAATTTTTTATATAAAAGATTATCTATGTTTTCAGATAATCAATTAATTGAAAAGATGAAAACCGATGGTATGCAAATTGGTGAAGAACTTCTGGGTTATGTGATGGGGGTGTCATACGTTAATGAAAGAGAAGGAAATAATGAAGAAGATATAACCATTAAAAATTTAGAGGAAACAACGCAAAGAATAGGATTTGAAAAACAAAAGATTTATACTGATGATGATTTTCCTTGGATTTGTTTAGCATATATGACAGAGTTAAAAGGTTATAAATTTTTTGCTATGAGTCCAAAAGGAACCATTAAAGTAGTTATAGAGGTGAATGGGAATTATTATTGTGAGTTTATACTAACGGATTTCGCATATAGGACAGATTTTTTTCAAGAAGATTCACTCAATCATTTTAAAATTTTTGTTAATGATAAATTTTTTAAAGAATATGATTTTAATAAATCAGAAACTAAACCCTATATTATAGGATGTAATTCTTGGCATGACTTACCATAATGATAAAATTAGTGTAATTGGTGACATGATGCGCCTAAACAAAAGGAATGATGTGAACGATAATAAAGGACTTAAATTGTCTTTAGTGACATCTTGTTACAGGGCTGAACATTTTATAGACCAATTATCAAAATCTATTTTGCAACAATCTTATGATAATTGGGAATGGATTATTGCAGATGATTTTTCAGATGATGACACTCTTGTTAAACTTAATGAATTGCAGGCTAAAGATTCAAGAATTAGATTAGTATATCCAAAATATAAAAAAGAAATATGGTGGAATCCACAAATATATGCTACCGGAGATATTGTTTGTCATATTGATTCAGATGATAAATTATTACCAAATGCATTAGAACATATAGATTATTATTTTAATTTGTTTCCTGAAGCAGTTCTAATGCATTTTAATGCCAACAAATATCATAATGTATTACCCCAAGATTCAAAAAATATTTTCGAACATTATAAAGATAATGTTTACATGACTAGAGATAATGATTCTTTTCTTGAGGGATTTGAAAAACTTTGGCCTAATAGAACTAATATTTTTGGTTATTTGAGGGTTTTCAGAAATCTTCCTGGGCTACATTTTCCTGTCCACGAAGATGGAGATGCTTGTTCATCAAATGATGGACAATGGTTATTGATGCTAGAAGAGAGGGGAAAATGGATTACAATTCCTAGAACTAATTATTTAGCGAGAGAACATGGCGATAGTGAAAATTTTCGTAAATGGAATCCTAGAGGCGAAGCACAACTTGCTATAGATGCTAGGAAAAGAAGAAAGGAATTTGAATTAGAATATCCTAGGAATATAAAATATTTTGATGACATTTATGATTCTGCTGAAGCATTGTATACCTCTCGGTTGAATTATGAAACATCTTCAAAAAATATTTCATTTTTAAATTACGATTATGAAAATAATCAAAAAGAAAAGGTTAAAAAATTATTTTATGACCATGATTTAAACTTCAATGAAATCTCAAAAACCATTGATTATTTCGTTATAAAAATAAATTTAACTACTACATCTCAAGATATAATCAATTATTGCAATACAATTGAACAAGTTAATAATGATAAGTATGAAATTATTTTATTTTCTGATAACGCCCATTTACATACAAACAATAGAACAAATACTGATCAAATACATGCTATAAAGGAAGCATTTGTACAATGCGGATATCATTTTTCATGGTTTATTCAAGACAATAAATTTCATGCAAATTCATATAAAATAACCCCGCAACTAATAGAAGTTCAGGAACCAGAAAAATTTATTATAGAAGAGGAAGAAAAAGTTTTTGAAATAAAGGATAAATTGAAGATTATGCAAATTCATGTTGGTTGTGGGCTTGCCATTCCACCAAAAAGTTATGGTGGGCTTGAAGAGGTAGTGTATCAGTATTCAAGAGTTGCTAAACATAGAGGACATGATGTTAAACTAAAATGGCTTGATGATATAAATCAAAATGACCTAGAAGAATATGATGTGTTTCATAATCACACAGGAGGATTTTTTGATTTGACACACGATAGATGTATACCTTATATTTTTACAATGCATGATACTTTTGCTAAAATTAATGGTAAAGGTTCGTGGTTTCATAATACAAATAATGAGACTATTAAAAATTCTTTATTTACATTAATACCTACAAATGATATGATTGATTGGTTTGATTATCCTGAAAAAATGAGGAAATTAGACCATGGAGTAGATAGCGATTTTTATTTTCCTGTAGAAAAATCGTCTGATATTAGATTGTGTTGTGTAGGAGGCGGTGATGACCGAAAAGGATTTCATCTCGCAATACAGGCTGCACATAAAATGAATTTGCCCATTACTATAATTGGTCCAGATAGTATACATGATGATTACAATAAAAAATATTATAAAATTATTGATGATTGTAAAAATGATATTAATATTGAATTAACAGGCAATGTCGAAAAGCCCAAATTAAGAGAATTGCTTAATGAGCATCATATAATAATACATCCATCAACGATTGAAACAGGTCAACCTTGTTTAGCAGTTCTTGAAGCAATGGCTTGTGGTTTACCGTGTATAGGAACAATGCAGGATGATGTAGATATACCTGGGTTATTTGAATGTACAAGAGATATTGATACTATTGTAAATGGCATTGAAACTGTTATTAATGATTATGACGAACAATCTAAAAAAGCAAGATCATTTGCGAGAGAACGAGATTGGAATAATATTTTTGATAAATTAGAATCTTATTATTATGAGGCTAGAGAATTAAAATATACAAAGCCTTTCTCAATGAAAGATAGATTAATTTTTGCATATAATCATACTAAAAAAGTATTAAAAGAACCTGAAATTGAAAAAAATAATTTTATTTTAGATATGAAGACCAACCCATATTTACAAATTTTAGGAAATGACCAAAAAGAATATGATGTATCTTTTTTAAATAAAAATACGAATCAAGTTTTATATCAACAGACAATTGGAAATAATTGTTGGTGTGCCAGTACGATTGGATATTATGTTCCTTGGAAAATTGTCGTAAATGATAAAAATACAGGCCAAGTTGTATATCATTATGATATGGACCTATCAAAAGAGGCAGTTTATATTCATTTTGACTCTGGTGCATTGGGTGATAATCTTGCTTGGATAGGGCCTGTGAATCAATTTCAATTAAAACATAAGTGCAAGGTATATTGCTTTACGTTTTTTAATCATTTGTTCCGAGAAAGATATCCTAATATAGAATTTATGGATGATCATGCATCTTTTTCTACAAGTGATAAATTTAAACATTCATATTGGATTGGCTGGTTAACTTCAAATTATGATAAATGCCCAATAGATACGAAAAATGCTCCTTTGCAAAAAGTTTGTTCTAGTATCTTAGGACTTGACTATATTGAAGAATGTGCTAAAATAACAGTTAATGAAATTGAAGCAGAATTGAAAACTCCATATGTGTGTATAGGTATGCAATCAACTGCTCAAGCAAAATATTGGAATTATGAAGGAGGATGGGATGAAATAGTAAAATATCTAAAAAAATTAAATTATGATGTTGTATGTGTTGATAAACACCAAGTATTTGGTTCTGGACAATATATGAATCATGCTCCTGAAGGAGTTATTCATAGACATGAAAGAACATTAGACCAGACTATTGCAACGGTAAATGGTTGTGAGTTTTTTATAGGGCTGGGCTCTGGACTTTCATGGTTGGCTTGGGCATTAGAAAGGCCTGTTGTATTAATATCAGGATTTAGTAATCCTGATTCGGAATTTCAAATTGATTGTGAAAGAGTTCATAATTCAGAAGTGTGTAATAGTTGTTATAATCGTCATACATTTGACCCTGGTAAATGGGATTGGTGTCCTGATAATAATGATTTTATTTGTACTAAGAGTATTACACCAGATATGGTAAAAAAATCAATAGACAATATTTTAAATAATTAAACCAAGAATAACATAATATGATAAAAATAATATTACCTCAAGATTTCACTTTAATTATTGAAAATATTAAAACGAAGAAAAAATTGACTTATATTGATGCATTACAATATTATTGTGAACATAATAATGTCGAACCTGAAACGGTTGGAAAACTTGTACAAGGCGCATTAAAGCAAAAAGTACGAGAAGAAGCACAAGCATTAAATTTTTTACCTAAAACAACCAAGATTCCTGGATTATGATTAAAGTGGAACCTTACGAATGTTATAAAGAATATCTTGCTATCAAAAGACACTTTCAGTCTCCTTCTTACGACTACTTCGATTATAAGGGTCGTATAAGGACATCTAGAGTAACATTTTCAAAACGTAAAGACCAATATCTATTTACAAAATTATCTAAGAATTATAAAGATGAAGAGATTAAAACCTTCTTTGTAGCAAATTTTGTAGATAATGAGAATTTTTGGATCACAGATACGTTGACAGAACAAGCTGAAATCTCTTATAGAGATTGGCAAAAAAGAATTCAAAGTTTGTCGTATATGTTTACTAATGACATTGACAAACTATTGGATGAGCATGAGTTTGATGAATTATTTGAAATCAAACATGGTCAGCATCCAAAATTATTAAGATTTTGTCTTGCTAAATATATAATGATTGAAACTTTTATTATACTTAATGCTTTAGTAAATTTTGTGCCGAGGTGGGACAAACAAATTTTTGAAAATATTGTTTGGCCAGTGTTCCGCAAAAAGGCACAAAAATATACTCCATTTTTGGAGGTGGATAAGACGAAATTCCGAGACATACTTCGGAGAAAACTTGACATAGTATAATACTTGTGTTATACTATTGTCTTTAAGCGTAATATATTAAATACAACGAAATAAGGAATAATATGTCGTTAGCTAATCTTAAAAAGTCCCGTAATGATTTCATGAAGAAGTTGAATGATGAAATCAGTAAAATAAACAATCCCGAAACAGAAACGAAAAATTATGCAGATGACCGAATCTGGAAAGCAGAAGTCGATAAGTCTGGTAATGGTTATGCTGTAATTCGTTTTCTCCCTCCAGTAGAAGGTGAAGATGTTCCTTGGGCGAGAGTGTTTAATCATGGTTTTCAAGGTCCGACTGGACAATGGTATATTGAAAATTCTTTGACTACTCTTGGTAACAAAGACCCTGTATCTGATTATAACAGGTCTCTTTGGAACTCTGGTATTGAAGCCAACAAAGAAATTGCACGTAAGCAAAAACGTAGGCTTTCATACTATTCAAATATCTATATTGTGAGTGACCCAAAAAATCCTCAAAATGAAGGTAAGGTTTTTCTTTACAAATATGGAAAGAAGATTTTCGATAAAGTCAATGATTTGATGAATCCTGAATTTGAAGATGAGTCTCCAGTAAATCCTTTTGATTTATGGGAGGGTGCAAATTTCAAATTGAAAATTCGTAAAGTTGAAGGATTTCAAAATTATGATAAGAGTGAATTTGAGAAACCATCTCAGCTTCTTGAGAAAGATGAAGAACTTGAAGTTGTTTGGAAAACCCAGTATAAGTTGACTGAGTTTTCAGATGAATCGAACTTCAAATCATTTGAGGACCTTCAAGAACGTTTGAATACTGTTCTTGGGCTTGATTCGCCAAAGGTGACTCAAATGTATAAAACTGCTGAGCCATCTACGACTCCTACAAAGCCTTCTACTGCTGAAGACTATGCGGATAATGGTGGAGAAACAGACGAAGAACTGTCTTATTTTGCTAAATTAGCAAACGAGTAATTTTTAAATCATCTATGCCAGTGCGTTTGTCATGTTAAAAGTACTTGTGGCAGGAAGTTCTGTTACAATATTGTCAACATTTTGATATGAGTATGAGTTGTTGACTACTGGCATAGATGCTCCTCCTCCGCCTCCTCCCATCATCATAGGCATTATTGTAGAAAGAGTTTGATTTTCTCTTTGAGTTGCAATTGCTTTGGCCATCCTTTCAAATTGTCTGTCGGTAAAAATCATTTCACCTTGAGATGGAGCATCTCCAACGATTGTTAATGCTGGAGCGGTATATCTCTTAGCACCTAAAGCATCAGATTTGATCCCAGCTTTTAGTTTGAGGTCTGTTATGTCTTGCATTAGCCCAAGAATTGAGTCTATATCTGTCCCGAAGGGGTTCAGGCTGCTTTGGGCAAGTCCTAATTTCTCCCCTAACCCATGTTGCAGATGCTCATGTAATAGGTCATAATCTATCTTTAAATCTTTTCCTGGTGTGCCTTTAAATATTTTTTTAAATAATTCATTGTCGCCAAACTTGCGCTTTAACAGTTCAAAATTTACCATGGCGATTGCTTCACTATCCCCTGTGCTTTTCGACGTGAGGTTTGCAATTTCCTCTTCATCTGTTACTAAAGGTCTTCGTTTCCTAGTTCTTTCCAGAAACTCTGGCCACATACTCTTTCGTATTTCTCCACGTTCGTTCAACCCTTGTTTAGAAGTCAATTCACTGAGAAGTTCAAATTTTTTCTCTCGATGTCCACTCATTGCTAAACGTGCTTCTGCTTTTTTATTGCCTAACCATGAACCGACTAAATCATTTAGGTGTCCCCAAAAATCACTAAACGCATCATATAATGCGTCACCAAGCCCTTTACCCATATCTCTTCTCATAGCATCATCAGCATTTTTAAATGCTATCCCTACTGATGCTCCTAATATTAGTCCAGGTAAACCAAAACCAAACAGTTTAGCAACTGTGCCTCCCCAAAATGCACTTTCTGCAATAGAAAATCCTCCAGAATAATTTGAACCAAACAATGTGTTCCAAATTGTGTCGCCTAACCCATCAGGCCCACCACCAGTTAAGGTTTTTGATAACGATGATAATGTTCCACCTATTAATGCCATAGCTAAAAATCCAGCTGGTCCCATTCTCGCTAAACCACTAAAACCGCCTTTGTATAAATTGGCTTTGAAATATCTTGATTTTAATAATGCGGCTCCGCCTAATAATGCAAATCCTGTAGCCCCGAAAAGATAATCTTTTAGATATGTTCCCAATTCTACTGTTTTTTCAAGCCCTAAGGTTTCATCTAATGCAGTAAATGCTCCACCTAATATTGCTCCTATAATTGCACCTTTTGGGCCAAATACTGCAAACCCTAAAAGTCCACCTTTTGCGACATTTGACATCATTTGTTCGGCAAATGTTTGGCCTTTTTTTCCTCCAAAAAATTCTTTAATAAAAGTTTTTAGTCCTTCAGCAAGCGAATCTTCTTTAAAGGCTTCACCAAATGCATGTGCAAGGTCAGGAACTAATATTGCCGCACCCAATAATCTTCCAAAGGTAAGTAAGGCACTTGGTGTAAATTTTAAACTTCTAAATAGTCCTCTAAAAAGTGCTCCTCCTTTTGCTCCTAAAATACCAGTAATTAAGAACTCTGCAAGAGAACCTAATAATCCTTTAGTTGGAAGTCTTCCACTAAATCCTTTTCCTTTAGGTTTATTTGGAACACTTTCGGCATTTTTGTAATTTTCCATTTCATCTTCAAGCCGTCTTCTAGTATCGGCCCTATCTTGTTTTATAAAATAGGCATGAAGACTACGAACACCTTTAGTGGTCTCTTGTTGAGCCGTTAATTGTTCCGAATTCTGTTCTTGGAGAGTTTTAATTAAATTTTCAAACTCCATTTTACCTAAAGTTTTTCTGGCCATATTGTCTCTATGTTTGCTGGTCTTTTAACCGTTGGTTTTCTTC